TCGCCAGTATGCACTGACCAATGCATATGAGTCGCTTGACGCGAATCGTACTGCAACGATCTTTAAGCAATACAAAGCCACGCTTGCTCCAGCACCACGCCAACAAGCAAATCGAGAACTTCAGCGTCAAGTAGCACCGACCCGCTCGCATACGTCGCCTGCTCCTACAACTTCGACAGCGGATAAACGTATTTATTCCACACAGGATATTGATGCGTTTTATACTGAATGGAGACGTGGAATGATCGATGACGCAGAAGCGGTGCAAATTGAGAGAGATATTCATGCCGCCACTATCGAAGGTCGAATTCGTTAAGAATACCCAAGACATGGCGGTCACATTTTGTTAACTTTTGTTTTTTAAAAAGGATTAGACCATGTCTACAGTAACCGCAGCAGCAGCCTACCCCATTAACTCTGGTGGTTTTAACACCCCCGGCGGTCAGGTTGCCTATTCTGGAACCGCTTATTCCGGTTCTTTCATTCCCGCCCTCTGGTCTGGCAAACTGGCCCAGAAATTCTATGCCGCCACAGTTTTTGGTGAAATCGCCAATACTGACTGGCAAGGTGACATCACCGGCATGGGTGATACAGTGATCATCAACACGATCCCTTCCATCACCATCAACAGCTACTCTATCGGCCAAAACTTGGCTTATGAAGTTCCTGCTCCCAGTACATTGCAGTTGGTCATCAACAAAGGTAAGTACTTCGGCGTGAACGTCAACAACGTTCTCGAGTTGCAAGCCAAGCCCAAGTTGATGGACATGTTCACCAACGACGCTGCTATGCAAATGAAGATTCAGATCGACAAAGACGTTCTGTACACTAACTTCAACCAAGGCGACGCTGCTAACCAAGGCGCAACTGCTGGTGCTATCTCCGGCGGCTACAACCTCGGTACAGACTCTGCCGCTGTGACTTTGACTGCTTCTAACATCTTGTCTAGCATCACTGCTTTGTCAAGCGTGTTGGATGAAGCCAACGTTCCTGAGACAGACCGCTGGTTGATTATCACCCCCACAGAGCGTCAGATTCTGATGCAATCAAACTTGGCACAAGCTCAGTTCATGGGCGACGCTTCTAGCGTGTTGCGTAACGGCAAGATCGGCATGATCGACCGTTTTACAGTGTATGTGTCTAACTTGGTTCCACGTGGCGCTGCTGGCAAAACTTGGATGAACCCCAACACTGGTACTGACGCTACATCTTCTGGTGCAGTTAAGCGTCACGCTGTGATGGCCGGTCACAAGTCTGCTATTACCTTCGCTTCTCAGATCGCTAAAGTTGAGAGCTTGCAGAACCCTAATGACTTCGGTACATTGGTTCGCGGCTTGAACGTGTACGGCACTAGCGTCGTACAAGCTAAAGGTCTGGCTTTGTTGGTCGCTGCAGGTTAAACTCCTACCGGAGAAGGCGGGGCTTCGGCCCTGCCATTTATTAACCTAAGGAGATTGACATGGCTATTATGGATGACTTGATCGCTGCTGGTCTTTCTTACCCACAAGCTTTGGCTGTAGTTGGAGAAGATACAGTTGGTGATAACACTGATGGTCTGGTTGCTGCAGGTTTTACAACCACTGAAGCAATCGGCATGCATGCGTATGATGCCAGCAAAACAGCCGCTAACTTGGATAACCTTGTTCAACAAGGCATCTGGGCTGGCCCTGCTTTGACAGCAATTTACAATGCACTTAACGTAACACCTTAAGGTGATATATGGGAACGGTAACGGCAGGAGCAATCCTTGATAAAGCCGCCATTCAACTAACAGACTTGTCCGGCATTCGCTGGACTCGTTCTGAGTTGTTGAGCTGGTTGAATATGGCGCAACAAGCGCTTATCCTAGCTGTTCCTGAGGCATCGGCTGCTACAGCAAACGTGACAACAGTTGTGGGCGCTCGGCAGTCGATTCCCTCTGATGGTTGGATTTTATTAAGCGCCAACCGCAATATGGGTACAAACGGTACGACTCCAGGTCGTGCGATTGAAGAGACCCGTCGTGAAATCTTAAATCGAAACAATCCTACTTGGACTACAGATACCGCTACTGGTATTGCAGTTACGTACATTTACACACCGCTGGATAAAACAGTCTTCTGGATTTATCCACCCGCAGATTCTTCCGGTAATCGTATTGAGGTTACTTATTCCCAAGTGCCGACCGTAATTTCTTCAGAAGCTACGGCGATCATGGTGAACAATATTTACGAACCAGTTTTGTTGGATTACATCCTGTACAAAGCTTGTATGAAAGATGCCGAGTACGCCCCAGGTGTGCAGCTTGCACAAGGGTATTTGGCTACCTTTACTTCTTTGCTTACTGCATTGCAAGGGTCTGCTAGAAACACCCCTGCAGAAATGGATAAAGTGTAATGTCTGTTCTTGCAAGCGTCATTATCGATAAAGCTGCTAAGCAGTTATTTGATTTAAACAATATCAAATGGACTCGTGCTGAGCTATTGAGTTGGCTTAATGATGGTATGCGTCAAATCGTACTCATTCAACCAAGTGGCTCATCAACCACTGTCTCAATTAAATTGAATGCTGGGACACGACAATCGATTCCTAGTGACGGTTGGTTGTTGTTACAAATTTACCGTAATATGGGCACTACAGGTTCTGCACCTGGTCGTGCCATTCGTATTATTTCTCGTGAAGTACTGGATGGGTTCAACCCCAACTGGCATACCGATACGCCTTCTGCTGAAGTGCGCAACTATATTTATGACGTCCAAGATCAATTGGCATTTTACGTTTACCCACCCAATACTGGGACTGGCTATATTGAGTTAAATTACTCAGCACAACCAACAAACTTGACTGCCGAGTCACAGGCAATCCCAATTTTTGATGTGTTCCAGTCTGCGCTGGTTGACTATATTTTGTATCGCGCTTGCGGTAAAAATGCAGATTACGCACCAGGAGTACAATTGGCTCAAGGTTATCTTGCTACATTTACATCTGCTGTACAAGGCAAGTCACAGTCTGAAGCAATTAACGATCCTACCAACGCGCTTGGTTTGCGTAACGCTTCTATTCCAGGGTCACAGACATGAGTAACGTTTCTTACGATGTATTTTTGCCTGATGTCATCCAGTTTGTTCGGGATGTACCTGAGATCGTGGCCATTCAAGCAGTGCGTAACGCAGCTATTCAGTTTTGTGAAGAAACACGTGTCTTGCAAACTAACCTTGATCCTATGACTGGCGTTGCGACTGTCTCTGAATATGAGATGGATCCATGCAAATACCATAAAGTTGTAGATATTATGGAAGCATGGTACGGGGACCAATTACTAATTCCTAAAGCTGTGGAAGAATTGACACGAATTTACCGCACTTCCAATTGGAATGATTTAGACGGTAATCCGTACTATTACTTCCGCAACCGAACGCAAGAGATCACACTTGTTCCAACACCTAAAGTGACAGAGCAGGCAAAGCTGAAGCTTCGTGTTGCGCTTGCCCCAATGCGTTCAGCAACTGTTGTGGACGAAGAGTTGTACGAACGATATCTTGAGTACATCACCGTTGGCGCTCGCGCACGTTTATACGCTACGGCAAACCAGCCTTACTACGACCCCAAAGCGTCAATGATGTGTACAAAACAGTTCAACGATGGGATGGCAGACGTCCGCACACGTGTGAATAAGGGTCTTTCTCGTGCATCAGTTCAAATTGAATATCAGAGGTTTGTATGAGCTGCGACTATATTTATTTGGTACAGGGTGATTCAGGTCGCCCGCAAGTACAAGCCACAATTACTGATGAGAACACTGGTGCTGTCGTGGATATCACGGGAGCTACTGTTGCCATGAAATTTCGATTGGTTGGCTCTACTACCGTATTAGCCACTATCAACGGAATTATCACAAACGGCGCTGGCGGTGTGTGCGTATTCCCAATGAGCGCAGCAGCATTATCTGGTGCCCCTGGCGATTACGAAGGTGAAATCCAAGTTACTTTTGCTGCTGGCGCTGGCATTCAAACTGTTTACGACCCACTAAAGTTTAGGTTGCGCGGAGAGTTCTGATGCGCTCTGTCTACCAGTACATTAAGTTACAGGCAGCGACTTCATATGTAAAGCTACAAGCAGCTACGTCATACGTCAAGCTGCAAGCAACGACGTCTTATCAAAAGCTTCATGCTAATGTCTCGTATACAAAGCTGCAAGCGACGATTTCGTACATTAAATTAAGCGCACCTGTTACATATGTACTGCTCCGTGTAGATGCAATCACAGGCTACTTTGTCAAGTTTGTCGAGCTGTTTGATACAGCAACACCGCAAGATACGCTGAATAAAGCCACTGGTAAGACGCTCACTGAAACTGCTAGAGCAACAGAGATTCTGGCCAAAAGTGCTAGTAAACCACTGAGTGACTCAGGCCGTGCTACCGATGCTGTTGCTAAGACCGCAGGTAAGGGTTTAACTGATTCGGCCTCTACATCTGATACCAAAATGTTCGTTGTTGGTAAAGGGTTGTCTGACACCAGCCACATCAGTGATCCATTAGTTACGGCCACACAAAAAACACTGACTGATATTGCGCGTGCAACTGACGACGTTAATGGTGCTGCAGCAGACGACGACCAGAATATTCAGTTTGTCAAAGTTTTGACTGAGACTGCGTCTACTTCAGATGTTTTGACTCGACAGATGAATTATGGGCGTTTCTATACAGACACGTCTAGAGCTACTGATACATTGACAACTGCATTTGCCAAGTCTTTGGCAGAAGCCTCAAGAGCTACAGATGTCTCGGTCACTTTGTTTGGTAAGACCTTGACTGACTCTGCGCGGCCCACAGACAGCTTAGCTTCTGTTGTTGGTAAAGGTCTAGCAGATACTTCCAGAGCTACAGATGCAACAACTACAAGTTTCAGTAAAGCGCTTACAGACACACCAAGGGCTACTGATGCACTGACAACCACGTTTGCCAAGTCTTTGGCAGAAGCCTCTAGAGCGGTAGACTCGCTTACCATCAGTATGGCGTTCAGTAAAAGCTATATTGATTCCGCCAACGCTACAGACAACGCAGCCCGAGCTTTTGTTAAAAGTTTGGTTGACTCTTCACGGGCTACAGATTCCAGCGTTATTTTGGCGCAAAAGCAACTTAATGACTCGACTACATCCTCGGATACTGGTAGAGTTATAAGCCAAGGGTATTGTGATATCACGTACTTTGCGGATGATTACGTTGGAACTAGCCGCACTTTTTAAGGACCTCAAATGAACTCAAATGAACAAATTGTAGCCACGGGCGCGTTGAAGATTACTGTTACTGCTCCTGACGGTGCAATCAAACAGGAACAAGAAGTCAAAAACTTGGTTGTGACCACTGGTCTTGGCTACATTGCAAGCCGCATGAAAGATGCGACTGCAACTGCGATGACTCATATGGCTATCGGTACTGGCACTACTGCCGCTGCCGCTGGTAACACTGGCTTGGTTACTGAGTCTGCACGCGTGGCTTTGACTTCCACTACTGTGACTGGAAGCGCTATTGCGTATGTAGCTACATTCCCAGCAGGCACACCTGCTACTTTAGCTGCCATCACTGAAGCAGGTATTTTTAACGCATCTTCTGCAGGCACAATGCTTTGCCGCACTGTGTTCTCAGTCGTTAATAAGGACGTAGGTGACACCATGTCAATCACATGGACAGTTACAATGGCAGCACCATAATTGGAGTTAGTCCATGAGTACCATTGTTACCCGTGCAGGTAAGGGTTCGCCCCTTACCAACAATGAAGTAGATGCAAATTTTACAAACCTGAATGCAGATAAAATTCAGGTTACAGGTACACCTACGACTGGACAATCTCTTGTATGGAGCGGCACCCAATGGATTCCAGGTTCTGGTGCTTCCTACCCTCCCGCAGGTATAGCCAACTCAACTGGCTCTGCTTGGGGGTCATCTTATAGTACATCCGGCTCAGGCTCTGTTGTTTTGTCTACTAGTCCTAGTTTGACAACACCAACACAATCTAGTTACGAAAATTGGACTGGAATTACACCTCCTTCATATACTGAAGGTCGCGTGTGGTATGACTCAGCATCTCATGCTTTGGCTTATTACAACGATTCAGCTAATGCAACAGTTCACATTGGACAAGACCTCCAATTAAAAGTAATTAACAATACAGGCTCAACCATTGCCAATGGCTCACCTGTTTACATTACTGGAACTTCTAGTGGACAAACATATCCAAACATTGCATTGGCAAAAGCTGATGTGGCTGGAACTTCATCTGTTATTGGTTTGACCAATGGTGCAATTGCTAATGGTGCAATTGGTTATGTAACAGCTCAAGGCGGTATTGATGGTGTAAATACAGGCACATTTACTGTTGGACAAGTGCTGTATCTCAGCCCATATTCAGCTGGTCAATTGATGAACACAATTCCACCAACAGGAATTACAGTTCAAATTGGCGTGGTGTCTTATGTGGATGCTTCTGCGGGTAAGATTTATGTAAAACAGACAACACCATTAGCTGTCCCTGCATCAATCATTACAGGACAAGTTGCTATTGCTAATGGTGGTACAGGCCAAAGCACAGCAGCAGCGGCAATTACTGCTTTAACAGGAACTCAGACTTCCGGTTATTACTTGCGCTCTAACGGCACAAACTCTGTTTTGTCTGCCATCCAAGCGGCTGATGTTCCTACTCTTAATCAGAACACCACAGGAACTGCGGCAAACATTACTGCCTCAAGCAATTCAACACTAACAACTCTTAGTGCTTTAAGTCTTCCCGGTGCTCAGATTAGCGGAAACATTTCAGGTAATGCTGCAAACGTAACTGGCACAGTTGCTATTGCTAACGGTGGTACAGGCGCAACTACAGCTGCCGCAGCATTGACAAATCTTGGCGCATACGCTGCAAGCAACCCAAGCGGCTACATCACAAGCTCTGCGTTGTCAGGTTATTTGACTTCTGCAACTGCGGCTAGTACGTATTTGCCTTTGGCTGGTGGCACGTTGACAGGTCTGCTAAACGTCGTTGCTGGAAATTCTATCCAGTCTTCTGGCAATATTGGAACTTACGCTGGAAACGCCTATTACATCAGGCTCGGCAATACAACGACGTATAGCTCTGGAATCTTTATTGCAAGCAATGGAAATGTCAACGTTAACACTGAGACGGATGCTGGTTACAAATTTCACGTCAATGGCACGCTAAACGCAGGCAGTGCATTGACCCAAGGCGGGAACCAAGTACTTCATGCAGGTAATTACAACTCCTACGCCCCCACATTAACAGGTACAGGCGCTACTGGTACTTGGGCAATCAATATTACGGGGTCTGCCGGTACTGCAGGGTCAGTTGATTATGCCAATTTAACAAACAAACTTGGGGGCACAGGCGCGTACATCACCAATGGAAGTTATCGTGCTCCAATTTTTTACGACAGCGACAACACTGCGTATTATGTAGACCCAGCTGGCGGAACAGTTTTATCCGGTACGGGTATTACGATTGGTTCGCGCCTTTCACTGTTTGACGACGGAAACGTTCACATACATGCAACTAGTGGCCCCATGTGGCTTAATGCAAGCGACGGCAGTGTTATTAATTTGAATGGTCAAGCCTCGGGGTACACATATATTGCTAATAGTGCTCGTTCGCCAATCTTCTACGATAGTAACAATACAGGGTATTACGCAGACCCCGCTGCAACATCTCAATTTAGTACGATTCAATTAAACGCTGGTCTGGGTGCAGCTGCAGATGGCGTTACCAATGATCCGTATGGTTTTGTTAGCGTTACTCGCTCTTCTGCCGGAAACTACGCATATTATGGTTTAACCAGAAGCGGCAACTTTACCGCTAGCTTGGGAATTGATACCAGCAACAATTTCTGGATTGGCGGAACAACTTCCGGCTACAACGCAACTAGAACTTCTGTATGGTTTTACATGAACTCAAGTGGCGACACTTGGTCAAATAGTTCTTCACGCGCACCAATTTTTTATGACAGCGATAACACAGGGTATTATGTAAATCCAAACGGTACATCAAACGTTTCTGGAATGTTCCAAGTAAATCAATCTGGAAGTTCTGGCATTCAGTTAATAAGTACTACAGGTACTCAAAGTCTTTGGATCAGAACCGGCTGGGATGGTGCACCTACACCAAGTGTTTCTTTTGCAAATGTTCAATTTCAATCGAGCGGTAGCTCGGGTGGTTCGTTTACATTTTATTCTGGAAACACTTTAGCTCTTACAGTTACTGGGGATTACGCACAAGGTGCGAGTAGTCTTCGTGCTCCAATCTTTTACGACAGTGACAACACTGCGTATTACGACAACCCTGCTGGCACATCCAATTTTTTAACTGCAATTTTTAACTCAGGCGCAACTTTTTACAGCGACGGCTCAAGTCGTGCAATGTACATTCGTGGTTCTGGAAACATTATTCAGTTTTGCGATGCAGACGGCACTTTCCGCTGGGAAAACGTTGGCCGTAACGGTACGTACTATGTTTACAAAGGATATGGTACAGGTTCTGGTTATAAATTTCAAATAAACGACGATGGTTCTATTAACGTCAATAACGGCAGCAACACCACAATTGTTGGAAATCTGTATGCACCGTTATGGTATGACAGCAACGATTCAGCATACTACGTAGACCCAAACGGTTATTCAAGAACACTTTTTAACAGTGTTTACGTTGGTAATGAAGCACCTAATGCTGCTAATAGCAGTTCTGACGGTTTGGTATTGCGCGGTAACTACAACAGTAACTCTTGGGCGCACAAGTTCCACAAGTATGACAACGGCAGCGGTGTCCCACTTTATTTGTCTACTACAGTAGGAGCGAGTGCTTGGTCTGCAAGACAGGGATGGGGTAATGGACTTAATTACACAAGCCAAATATTTGGTTCACTTGGTGTGGATTCTGGTCTTTACACTAACATTTTTTACGACAGTGATAACACTGCGTATTATGACAACCCTGCTGGCACATCTAATTTTAATAGTTCAATTTCCAATACTGTTTACTCAAATTACTTCTGTGGTTTGTCTGGTAACGGCTATGGTTGGTACAAGGGTTACGATAACAACAACCATTTCATCACTATTCGTGGCGCTGTAAGTGGTACAAACACATCATTGACTATTACCGGTGCGCACAATACAACTTTTGTTGAGTACTTAAACCCGGCTGATTCTACGACTGGTTGGTTTTTTAAAGATTCTTACAGCGGTGGCGCACTCAATTACGCAACCGTTGCACGTATTAGCAAGACTGATAGTTATTTTGTTGGTTATGTTACAGCAGCGGGTAGTTTTCGCGCCCCAATTTTTTATGACTCAGATGACACTACGTATTACATAGACCCTAATGCAACCACTTCATTAAATTTAGCTGGTTATGCGTATATTGGTAAGGCACTCAGTGCTGGAAACTATTTAAGTTTAAACCACGACCAAGTATGGGCGCAAAATCAATTGCATTTGCAGTGGAGTTCTAGCGGTAATGTTGCTATGTGTAATGGC